CGAGCTGAGGATTCGCATCGTCCGAGTCAATTCGGTTCCACCCGGCCAGAACGGATCGAGTTGACCGACAAGCGTGTTCAGCGAGACGCCCGGCGGAACCTGGACTTGCACCACGGCGAAACTCCCGCCCGTATTCGCGCCGATGTAGCGACCCGCCGCAAGATCACAAGCTCGCGTTCCAGACGGACCGATAGCGCCGGTGCATTCGTAGGCGTAGCCGTTCCAGCCGGGAACCTGAGCATAGACGCCGCTCGGATAGGACGGATACGGACCGCCCTTGAGTTGCAAAGTTGAAGTCGCCGTGATGCCGCTCGAATAGGTCGAAACCGTCACGTGTTCATCGTAGGATTGCGAGCCGACGTGAATGTTCGCGAGGTTGATCCCGTCCTCGGCGGTGTGATCGGTGAGCGACCAGCATTCGGACGGCCCGCCCGCGCTGTTGTGCCACAAGACGCGAAAGATGCCGATCAGAGTTGACTTGTCCGCAGTGCCCGGCGAATTGGTGAAGAACATCTTATTCGTCCCGCCGCCCGGAACGCGGCAGACTTCGACGTGTTGGACCATGCCGGACCCGAGAGCCACAAAGCCCGAAGCCGGGGCAGTGAGCAAGCCGCCGCCCGGCGTAGCAGCTAGCAGCGGGAAGGCGCAAAGTATCGCAATCAGAAGGTGTTTCAAGGTTCGTTTTCTCCTAGCGGGTTCTACCCGCCATTCGATTGTAGAACAAGGTTCGAAACGTTGTCGAATCGTAGTTGACAGTATCTAACCTGATACACTATAGACGTGACGCCACTCGCCAACAAAGCGCTAGGGATTCTCAGGGACGCCGACCGGCCGACCGGGATTCTAGAGTTTTCTCTCCGGCTATGGGATCACGATCAAGACATCACCGAAGCGATTCACGATCGCCCGCTCTACGGCGCTGGGATCGCGAGCCGCTACCTCGGAAGGCTTAAAGCAAGCGGAATCGTTCGCCGGGACCACGCCACGAAACAATGGCTTCCCGGCGACGTTCCCGATAACCTCTCTCTGTTCGACGAAGCGCCGCAAAGATGACGCAATTCGAGCAAGCGCAAAGAGAGCATGACGATATTCGACAGGTTGAAGCAAAGGCTACAGAATCGAGTCCTGAGTGTCGATCTGGGAATCATGGACGCAATTCAATTCCCAATAGGCTACGCCGATCAGTTCGAGCGCCGAGGCGCGCTGATCTCTCAGGAACGTTTCGAGCAGATAGCAGCCGATTTGCTTCGACATCAGCTTAGGAGTCGAGAATGCCAGCAACAGACGGACACAACAAAATCACGGCGAAAGAAGCCGCCGAAAAGCTCGGACTGAACCGCAGTCGGGTTCAGCGGTTCATTCAGCAGCAACGGCTACCCGCGATGGACGCGGCGACGGGGCTCATGAATACCGAAATGGACATGGAGAATCGCAACGGTCGGCGCGTGAGCTTGTGGCTCATCGACCCGAAAGATCTCGCCAAGGTGAAGAATCGCAAGACGGGATGGCCCGCAGGCAGACCGCGCGGCGCTCGCGTGCTACACGGCCCCAAGTGCAAGGCGACGACCAAGCATGACAAGCCTTGCCAGAACCCGGCGGGCGATTCCGGCTACTGCCACAAGCACCCCAACGGATAGAACTATGAGCCTTAACGACATCGAAAACCAACTTGTATTGATCGGCGGGAAAGCGGCGCGGGCCTCTCAAAAATCGCTTCAACTGAGCGAGAGTCTTCACCCCACAATGCCGCCGTACCCGAGCGAGTGGCATAGCTCTTTGAGACGCATCGCGGCAGACTTGCGGAACTCATTGAAAGCCGTCGAAGAGATTCAGACCCACTTGCAAGATCAAGAGAGGTCTTATGGTGAAACAGAGTAGAGCGGCGCTCAGGGACAAGGACCGCGCCTAATGGCCGGAGTCCTCGGCAATGATCTATTGCACCGCGCCTATTCCCTGACGGGGCGCTGCATCCAAGCCGCCGATCGTCCCTTGCCCGTCGGAAAGACATGATCTTTGCGGCTGGAAACATGGAAGTCCACGGGCGAACGCGATCACGAGAAAAAAGTACAGAACACGATTCGGAATCAGTCTCACAAAGTAGCTCATGACTGACACTGTATCAGATGAAATCGACCCGGTTCCGGTAGCTGGGTAGCCGGAAAGCCCGTGAGTACAGAACGTAGTGATCGAACGCAAACATCCGGTACTGACGCATCCCGAGCCGTTCCCATTCGAGATAAACCGCCTCCCACGGCGGCGACGACGTGAAGATGCAAGCGAGAAAGTCCATATCGGCGAACGCCCACGATTCGTTATCGACCATGTGACGCATCGCCAGAACAGCTTCGTCTGAGTCTCGGTACTGAGCGACGAAGCTCAGAGCCTCGATCACGAGCCGGTCGAGCCCGCTCCCGGCTTTCGCTTTGAATTCGTCAGGGATGTTCGCCTCATGGTTCGTCCGGCCGCCCTGAGGGAACGGCAGAGCATCCCGCCAATAAACATCGGATGCGTTCGTGTCGAGCGGTAGAAGGTGCTCAAACTTCGCGCCCGCGTAGGTCGCCAGGACGTGATCGATGATGGCGTCGATGTGGCCGAAGATGCGGGCCTTCAAAAAATCGAAGTCGTCAGTGTGAGCGCTGGGATCTGTGTCTTGCGTGTCGATCTTGACCAAGGCGCGACCTAGATCCGTTGCCGCATCCGTTTTCGTGTCGTCATCGTAGAACGCCATCGAGCCGCCGACCACGCGAGGGCTATTCGAGCCGTCGAAAGGCCCCTCGGCTGATCCGTCCACGCCGTCGAGCGTGAAGGTGGTCGAGCCCGTCACGGTGATATCTTGGAGCCCGTTCGCGCTCGGGAAGTTGCGAAGCCCGGCGACGTATCCCTCATCGCCCGTAGTCCAGCCGTGAGGCTCGGCGGTAGTGATCTCGACAGGGTTCGCCGCCGTTGCGCCGGTGATGATGCAGCTATCGCGCGAGAAAAACCACCACGTATTCTCGCCGAATTGCGCCCACGGCGTCAGGCTCGCATCGTTCATGATCCGCGCCGTTTCGAGATAGACCTTTTTGAAGTAGTTCGTGACCGGTGTATTAAAGGCGAGGTGAACCGTCTTGAGGTTCCGCCGACAGATCGGAATCAGGTCTACAGACTGCGTATAGCTGAACGCGCCGTTCCCGGTCGATCCGACCAGCTCAAACGTATCCGCGTCCAGAACGGCAATGTCCCAAGTGCCATTGGCCGCCGTGTTTCCGACCACGTTCAGAACCCCGATCGAATCGCCCGTGTCGTACCCATGACCCGGGCAAGTCGCCACGATCGGGCTCGCGTTCGTGGCGTCCGTTATCCGGCCCTCAGCTTCGGTGCCGAACCCGGTAGCGGTCAAGACCCGCAAGCCGTCATAGAACCGCGCCGCCCACTTATTCGAGCCATCCTCAGGCGGATTCAACTCCTCAAAACCGTAGGTAAAAACGACATCCGTCAAATCAGACGATGAGGCCACCGCGTCGGCAAAGTCCTCATGCCACTTCGTAAATCCGTAATTGAACGCTACGGAATCGTCTACTTCCCAGATCCCCTCGGTTCCTTGCTGGAGATCGCCGACAGGCGTCAAGGTGCCATCGACGGAATCGTTCGTTGAAACCGCGAAGGTGAAATCGAACAGATACTCTCGATTCTTGATCGTGAGAACGTCGCCGCTTGACGATGCGAACACGCCTACAAACGTCTCATTGATGAAGTACACGAAATGCCGGATGACATCGGCCCGGCTCTCAGCTTTGCTGATCGTCTTACCTACCGACGTTCCCGAGATGTTCAGAATGACGCTCTCGCCGTCCCGGAAGGTGCCCGCAAAGGTGATCGCCACGCTCGGCTGTGATCCGGTCGAAGCCTTCCGGTTGCGTTGCGGATAGAAGAACACGCCGCAAAAATGGTTGATCGTCCCTCGGTAGCCGGTTTTTTCGAGATTCCAGACAAGCCGTTGCGGCGTCATTTGCAACGTGTGGTCAGTGTCGAAATCGGTAGCAAACCCTCGATCGGTGTGAACCGGGTTCGGATCGTCCGCAATGGTGGTCGAAGGAACTACGACGTGGAGGAAATCAAAATAGAACCACTTGCCGCTGCTTGACGAATTCTTGTCCGATCGGATCGTGATCTCTACAATATGCGGTCCGGCCGCAAGCGAAGTCCGTAGCGGTTCCTGCGTCTCTACCGATGGCTCGGCGCTCAGGTAGGCGTCATGCGTCGTAGCGCTGTCCCCATCGACCGAAACATCGATCTTGCCGCGATCGGCGTACTTCGACCAGCCGAGCCAAAGATCATGACTCTGATTCGAGGCGTAGCGGATCGTGACCTTATCGCCGGTGGTCTGCGAAGCCCGCGCCCAGCCGTGATAAAAAAACCCTTCCTGCTCTGCCCAGGTTCCGGCGTAGCGAACCCACTTGTCCCGGTTGCCGACGACAACCGAACCCGCGCCCGGATAGGTCAGATCCGCATTGCTTGAGGCGTCGGTGATCGTCCAGTTCGAGAAGGTGACATCCCAATCCGAGGCGACGTAATCGGTCCCGTCGGCGACTTGAGGCGCGAAGGTCCACCACGCCCGCCGCATATCCCTCAGACGACCAGAGCCGGAACTCGGGAGCGTAATCACTTCGTCAAAATCGATCGTGACGCGCCAAGTGACATCGGACGCGCCGCCGGAGAGTTTCAGCGTCTCGGCTGACGTGGTGATCGCGGCGTTCTCTTCCTCGACAGCCGAGAATGCTTTCCCGCTCAGGGTTCCCGCCGAGCTGGCGAGCGTGATCTGAGTCGCCGAATCGACCGAATCGATGATGTAGCCGGCCCCGTCGATCGTGATGTAGCGGTCCGCAACCAGATTCGAGAATTGCGTTCCGGTCTGCCACGTGACCGTTGTCCCTGAGGTGTCCACGCTGCCGGAGATCGCCCGCGTCGCCTCTCGATAGATCTGGATCTTGTTCCCATCGATTCCGCCCACCTCAGCCGAGAATGGCTTAGCCGCCAGCGCCCCGCCGGTCCCGCCAGCGGCGAGCGTTACCTGAGAGGGCGAATCGACGCTTGAAACCGTGTAAGCCGAACCGTCGATGTAGATCGTGGAGCTTCCGGCCATGCCATTAAAGCGGTGAACGCCGGAACTGTAGGTGACTGTCACGCCATCCACGGCGACATCGCAGAGCCCATGACGGCCCGCCTTGATCGTCAGGACCGCGCCGCTCGATGTGGCATAAAGCCCGTAATCGATGGCGACTGCATTCCAGTCGGTTGCATTGATGAGAGCCGCGAACTCGCTCGCGAAGGTGGTCGGCGTGATGCTGTGAAGCGTTGCCGGACCTTGCGAGCCGAAGAACCCGCCATCGACTCCCGAAACGTTGAACGTGCTCTTGTCGCTTTTCTTGGAACGGCACGAAACGACGTTCGCGTTCGCTGTCGGCACAATCCACGGATCAGCAGCAGCAGCAGCAGCCACGCCAGTAGCCACGGCGCTAGAACTATCGCCGCCGAGTTGCGTATAGGTGTACGTTCCAGCCGGAGTCGTCAGGGTGTGATTGACTCCGGTTCCGCCGCTGTTTGAATAGTTCAGATCGACATCGACGCCACCCGGGACCGCGTACTCGATGAGCCGGTTCCCGTACCACAGACCGACTCGATCGCCGTTCTTCATGATCCCCGTCTCAGTGAAGGTGAACGTACCAGAAGCCGCCGTGAATGTGCCGCTCTGTAGCGTGGCTCGATCGAACAGATCGAGACTTTTCGAGGTGGTCTGTCCGTCCGTCAGAGCGAATTCGAGGTGACGCCAGGGGATCGACGCGAACTTTCGCGAGTCGAGCGGCTGAACCCCGCTGCTTAGGTAGTCGTACTGGAGTTGAACCCCCGTCATCGGCCCCGTCAGAGGAAGGTGACGGATCGGGAGCGGTTCGAGTCGATTGTCGATGTCCCCTAGGACCACTACCGCAAAATCGCCATGAGCCGAGCATCGGCCCGCGATCTTGAAGCCCGATGAGCTGGCCTCATAGATTGCCGACTGAGCGCCGCGCCGGTCGAAGCCTTGCTGAAAGACGGTCCGATGAGGCGAGAGGAATTTGAAGCTCTCAGGCATCGTTCCCCTGCAAAAGCCATATCGCGCGGTCGGCGAGCGGCGCGGTCAGGCCCGTCTCGAATTCAGTCTTGACCAACCGCTTTCGGAGAATTGCCCCCATATCCGATTCTTCATCGATGATCGCTACGGGACCATGCCCGGGATTGTTGGCGAGCCAAGACGCGATCTCTTCGCCCCTAGGTCGAGCCGCCTCATACTCGAATCCGCTATCTGTACGCGCCGGTCCGGTCAGGCGCGGCGTCTTGCCGATCAGATCACAACGGATTTCCCAGCTTGCCAGCAACTCGGCGAGCCGCCCAAGGTCGCCGTCGTAGAGTTCGCGCCACGTGCTGCTAAGCACCACCGCCGCGCCGGTTGTCTCGATGACTCGATTCAGTTGAACCACGGCGTCATGATCTACTTTCTTGATCGAAGCGCTCGGATTTCCCTTGCCAGCTTGAATGCTTCGGAGCGTGATAACAACGCCGTCGATGTCTAGAAACAGAATTGGTCTTTGCACCTGCATAGGATAACCCCCATTCGCCAAGCTCTCGCCGCGTACACGGCGTTTACTCGGCGAGAGTGGACGCTACGACCTGAGGCCGCTCGGATCGCCTAGATCGATCCCACGAAGGCCCCGTTCTGAACTCTGTTCGGAACTGATGGCGGTTACTTGCCGTTGGCCGTGGGCGCGGCAGTATGGAGCGCCATCGATAAACATCTCTCGCGAACGCCCGCAGAGTTGGCCCGCTTTCGGTCCTGACAGCGGATAGATGCAAGTCGGCGTCTTGCCGGAGCGGCGACCGCAAACAAAGATTGTGACATCGTTCGGAACTTCCATATCGGAAATTCTAGCAGGCCCGGCGTCAGCAAACCGAAGGGTTTCCCCCTCGATCGTCTCAAGTTCATGAGACTCGGACGGCAGGGGCAGTTCGCCGACTGGCCTTGGTTCCCGAGTTGCATCGCTGCCGGGAAGGCACGAGACGAATAGGGCTGGCTTTCCGCGTTGCCGCCCCGTGGCTCTCCACCACGGGGCGGCAACGCCGGGCCTATGAAAAGAATAGCTGAACGGAGAGATCCGCGCCCGGCTCAGTCGTACCGACCGAAGTCAGATCGACCCTCAGCTTTGCGTCTGCCGGGATCGGCCCGGCGGCGGCCAACTCCCCTTGCGTCGCCTCCGCAAACAAGGTCGTAGCCGTGATCGAGAGCGTGAGCCATACCGAAGCATCGACGTAGATCTCGATCGTAATGCTTGCGCCGGTGGGCGCTATCTTGACTTCGGCTTGCACGGCGACCACGGTAGCGGCGGCGCGTGTCCGGTTGATCGGCGTTTGATCCGAGCCGATCGCGAGTGTCCCCTGGATCACGAAGGCCCGCCCGCCCTGGAATCCGCCGGTCGCTCCGGCCGATCCGAACATGAAGATATCTAGAGCATCGTTCAAGTGCTCCCAGCTCTCGTTATCACCGCCGTCGGCAGTGAACGGCATCACCAGCACAGCTTGATTGAGCAAGTTGTCAAAGGGAACCGCGATCGTCTCGACAAGCCCCGCCGTCGGCGGAACGCTGTTGTCGATCGGAGACGTTTCGATCACCTGATCCCATTGCGGAACTTCGACGATCCATATCGATTCGTCATCGGGCTCTACGTCCCAATCGCGATCGAGGGTGTAGACCGTTTCGCTGTTGTCGATCACGGTCCGAGTCTGCCCCTTGCCGGTGCCGTGCAAGACCCTGACGACGGTCCCGATCTCAGAGTCAGGCGTCAGGCCCTCGGTAAGTCTGCGAACGATCCCGCCGCCCGTATAGGCGGCGTTCCCGGTGGAGCTGTCCAGCGAAAACGTATCATCGTCAAGCCGCGTGATCGCGTGGATTCCGTTCGCATTCGTATTCCCGCCCGCGAAGTCGATCCGAACCTGATTGCTTGTCACGTAGCCGTGCCCGGTGGAGGTCACCACGATCGGGCTAGCATTCGTCGCCAGCTCGACAGATTTCACGGCTTCGACGGCTAGCGAGTTGTCGAATTTGGCGCATCCGATCGTGTTCGCCGTGACCGTGGTAGCACGGGCTCGCATCACAAGCACGTCGAGCGCTTCGACTCCAATAGCCGTTGGGTCAGGGCTACCCCCGGTCAGCGTGAGCGTGTCCGAGGTGTTCGAGTCGATAGCGAAGTTGGCGATCGGGATTGCTTGCGAATCCCCCTGGAATCCGATCACGGAGCAGACGTACCCCGCCCATTCGTCCGTGGTCCACAGAGCGCCGATCACCTCGATCGTGGTCGCTGTGACAGCCGAGATCTGGACGCCGAAAACGCCGCTATGGACGATCCGCTTCACCTTGACTTTGATAACGTCAAGTTCCGAATCCGGGAGTCCCCAGTGGGCCTCATTTAGAGCTGTAATTGTGACCGTTGCGGGCGGCGTTCCGTCGGTTTGCGATTGGAAGGTGAGCCGGTTCGGATTCGACCCGGCGAACACCATGTAGCCGACCGCGCCATCAGGCCACGAACAATCGATCGCGCTGATCGTGTTCGTATCGGTTCCGGCGGGAACTTCAACGATGATCGGATTCGATGGCCCCGTCAGCTTCGATGAGTTGCCGGTCGCTTCCTTCGTCACTAGCCGAATGTAGTAGGTAAAGCCGCCCGCGATCGAGCCGCCGGTGTTCGCCGTCGAGCCTTGGACCGGGACATTCGGCGGATAGGTTTCAGCCGAAAAGATGTTGACCGGGAGCTTTCCCGAGACATCGAGAAACGCCTTAGCCGTCGAGTCGGCGAGCGTCACGTAGCGTTGCGCCAATCCGAAAAAGTAGTTTGTCGTCGCTAGGATCGGATCGCCTGAGGATGGCTGAACCTGGAAGGCTTGCCACGGATAGGACGGGCGCGGCTCGGCGTCGCGATGACTGTCCTCGTTTGCAACTTCGTCTTTCTGGCCGAAGGTGTCCAACCACCACACCTGATCTCTGATCGTCGCCACCCTGATTCGGATCTCGGCGGCGTTCGTCGCCGGAGCGAATGCGGTCAGGCGAGCCAAGACCCCTAGGATCGGCGTCGCCGAAGGGCTTTCGAGCCCGTGATCGAGCGCCAGCTCAGGCCATTGCAAAAGAACGATATCGCCGATCTGTAGGTGGATCGCATTCACGGAACTCCAGAGCTCAAACTCCCACGTCCCGCCGTCATCGTTCCGCGTATTGCCGCCCACGCCCTCGGCGATGATCCGAGACGCTATTCGCTTCGCCTGATCCGTGAGAATGATCCCGTCGATCGGGACGCTCGCCGTCACCTCCCGGCCCGCCTTCACGATCGCCGAAGAATCCCGCACCTGAACCGAATCTTGCTTGTACTGCCGGAAGCGGTTTTGCAGCAGGACCGTTATATGAGTCGGCGTTGCGTTCGTCGGTTGGGCGATCAGCCGGAAGCGCCGCCGTCCGTTCTGATCGACAAGGATGTTCGATTCGTCGAATTTGTAAGCGGCGTAGCCATCCGCCGTCGAGCCGTCCGAAGTCTTGGACTCGATCGCGGTGTTGTAGTTCGACCCCGAAACCGCCGAGCCTTGCTGATCGGCAAGCGAACGCTTGATCCTGATCGCCAACAGTCCGTTCTCATCGAAGTAGAGAAGCGAGTCGGTCGCATTCCGCAGGCCCCGAATGATGTCCGATGCGGACCGTCGCCGCCGCAACGTGAAGCCGCTTTGATAGCGGTAGGTGGTCGTCGCTCCGGTGTCGGGATCAGTGAAATCGATCACCTCATCAGCGATTGCAGCGGCGTCGATGAAGGTCTGCCGGTTGATCGCTGCATAGGTGAAGTTCGTTTGCACCAGCAGATCAAGTTTCTGCCAAAACGGGTTCTCGCTCCAGACCGTCGTAAACGTCGAGGTGTCCGTGTAGACCCTGACTTTCTTCCCCTGTAGCAAGACCTGGATCGAGGGCGGCTCGGCGGAATCGTGGAGCTGGCGAGGAACCTTGACGAAGATCACGGCAAGCGAACCGTAGGGATCGCCAAGCTTGTTCCCGGACGTATCTTTGTACAGTGCGTCCGTGTTCTGAGCGCCGTTGCGGTCGCCGGTGTTCACCCATTCCCACCAGCCGGAGATGTTCGGATCTGCGTTCAGAGTGTCCTTTCTGAACATCTCCACGCCGTTACAAACGACCCTCTGAACCTTGTCTACTTCGCCCTGACAGAGCAAAACCTCAAAGCCGGTCAGGTTGCCATCGCGCAAGATGTTCAACGGGATCGCGTCGATCCACTGCATACCGTAGACCAACGGGACGAAATCGTTATAGGCGGCGATGTTTCGTTGCTGTTCCAGCGTCTCGAAATCGCCGCCGACAGGCCTTGTCCGGCGAGTCGGAAGCGGCTCGAATTGAATGCCGCCGTACCGGCCCGTGGGATTCGCCGAGCCGTCCTCGGTAAACATGCCCCGCTCAATACAGTTCGGCTTCGTGAAGTTGCATTCCGTGAAGGCGTCCCCGCCGTCCAGATTGCCCACGCCGCCGCTCAGATCGGCGGAATAGCCGCATGGGTAAAAGATGCTTTCTGTGTCGTCTTTCGCCGCTTGGCGCTGTTCCGCATTGCGTGGGAACGCCCACGGACAGCGGATCTGAATCCGTGTCGGCGGAAGATTGATCTTGCCGAGGTTCGTATTCGCCGTTGCGCCGACCTGGAATTCGTCTTCCTCAACTCGCGATGGCGGATCGGACAGACCGAGGAACACCGAACGCCAGTCGCTCGAAAAGTTGGTCGTACCGACTTCCCAGAAGACGAGCCACACCTGTAGCTGAGCGCCCTTGAATCCGCGCGCCGGGTTCCCCTCAAAATTCGAGAATACGAACCCATCGCCGTTCGCCAAGATGCAAGAAACCGCCGGGACGATATCGATCCCGAGCGAGCCCTGAGCTTGCGTTGTGTCGATGTTCTGAGACTTGATCCGAGGAAGAAACGCCTTGCCGTCGAATGGGGCGCCCGAAATGTTGACCTTGTTCCCGCCGCTGGCCTCATCGACCGGATGCGTAGAGGCGCGGAAGTATGTCCCATCCGCATAGAGCCACTCAAACAGCAGCAGCGGCGCGGCGCTTACGGGTTTCTTTTCCTTTTCGGTATTGATCGCGGCAACAGCCATCGTTAGAGTCTCCGGCGGTTCCACCGCGTCACAAAGTGCCCGTCTTGCCCCTGGAATGGATCAGGCATACTCGACAACCACCAGTTGACCGGAATTCTGTTGAGGCCCGGCGGTTCGCATCCCGAACGGCGACTCGGCGAAGCGACACTTCGCCCTCAGGCCCGCGTTCCCCGGCGTCTTGGAATACATGCCCGGCCCCGGCATCGGTACGACTTGAGCGCCGAACAAGTCGATCGACACGGCTCCCCACGTCGAGCTACCGCCGATCTTCGCGCTCAGTGCGCTATCGGCGTCAGCTTGGTAGGCGAGATGGATTCGTTTCCACACGCCCTGAGGTAAGGAATGTTCGCGTGCGACCTGACCCGGAATGCTCAGCTCTAGAGTCTGCGAAGACGAAGCCGCCTTGGCCCATACGGAAAAGCAGAACCAAAGCGGATCGCCCGCCGTAACCGTCAAGGCGTCGCCGTCGGGAAGGAATTCGGCCGACAAGGAATTATCGGCCCCGCCGCCGGTTAGCCTCTGAGCGAGCGAGCCGCCGAAAGGATCGGTCTGAGCGCCGCCATCCGACAGCGAGCCGCCCTGAGTCCATGAGGCATCGCTGAAATCTTCCGAGTAGGGGATCAGGTTCCCGCTGGGATGGAGAAAGGTGAACTCAGACAGAGGGCCTTTCATGGACTTGTAGAACTCAGTAACGACGGTTCGGAACGTGTCGGGAATATCGGCAAAATTCAGCGACCAACGGCCAAGCGGGACGGCCCGCCGCGATCGTGCGTATTGCTGCCCCGTCGGCATGTTGGATCTGAGCGTGTCGAAGAGATCTTCATAGCGCCACGGGAGCGTTGTCGTAACCCCGTTGTGCTGAGGAAAGTAGATCGCCACGCCACTATGATAGACGGTCTGAAATTGAGTGGTGGACCTGAGAGGATTTGAACCTCTGACCCGCTGATTGCAAAACAGCCGCTCTACCGGACTGAGCTACAGGCCCTCAACATAAACAGAAAGACCCTGGACTTTCGTCACCCGAGCAACCGAGCCGCCGATGTCCACAACGTCGCCGAGCGCAAACCCGACGCCAGTGATCCACGCACAGCGGCAATTGTAACCGCCCGCCAGCATCGGATCGACCCGATATTCTGCCGCAAGGTGCGGGAAGCTCTCAGGGCTCTCCGGCTCAGCCTTGCCGAGCCACGCGAAGAGAGCCGCGAACGGCAGGGTCAGGAATTGGAATCGAGTCATCATGGCAAAAAGTTGGGGAGCCTTTCACTCCCCCGAGGTTTCGTTTTAGACAATGGTCGTCAGCCCTAAAATCGACCATCCCGGTAGCAGGGACGGGAATCGAACCCGCCACAGTAGGGTTATGAGCCCCACCTAGTCACCAGACTTCCCCCTGCATATTCCTCGATCGTCACCTGAACCGGGAGCATAGCACCTTCCGGCTTCGGCGTGCGCCGCCTCCGGCGTTTCGCCTCTCTCGCCGCTTGACGCACTTCGTAGCCCTGGAGCCGTTGACGAATCGCGTTCCTCATCGAACTCTTCATAGGCGTCATCGCGAATAGGGTTGCTTGCTTCATCAGATTATCGAGGAGAACCGCCGTTGCATTGGCATCGTTTCAGGTAAAACCCCCTATTCCTTACCGGAAGAACAGCGGCCCCCCTCTCGATCGATCTGGACATATCATACCATAACTGATACGGAATGCAAGCGGAGTTTTACGCCGCTACCTCATGATCGAAGATCGGACCGGCCTCGATCTCTTCGTACTCGCGTCCTCGGGAATCGCGTATCGTCAGGCGGCGAAACCACTGGACACGGCCACGGGACAGCGGCCACTCATCGAAAACAGGGAAGGGACCATCGGCGCGAACAACTTCGCGCCGGACCGTCGGCGTCTCAAGAACTGCAATTGCGCTCATGAAACTAACGCTAACCCGTGATAGTTTAGGCTGTCAAGAGAAAGTTCGGAACGTTCGTCTTTACGGTAACGTTATACGCCCTGAGAGTTGCTGCGTCGCGTAGTCCCGCATCAGATCCTTTTCGTCATCGGTCAGAACCCGATTGTGAACGCTCAAGAATCCGATCCGAAACGCCGCACCAACAGCGGCCCCGACGAAATCACCGACATAGAAACCGACCTTTGTCGTCTCACTGCCAGTCGCCGAGGTGCTTTGTACGCCCTGATCGGTCCCGTCGGCGCGAAGAGCGAAGCTCGGAACGTCGCCGGTTGCCTTGCCCGCCGCAGAGAACACCAGGAAATGCCAGCCGCCATCGGTCAGATCGACCGGGCTCGCCAGCTCAAAGTAAGCGAAGATTGACGCGCCCATCCAAATAATCGGGCGGCCCGAATTGAACGGCGCTCCGGCGTAGATTGCCGGGAAGTTGGCCCCCTTGAAGGTAGCGACCGGCGCATTCTGCCCCGAAGTCCACTTTACGGCGGCGCATACGGTGAAGGCATCCGAGGCGATGGCCGCCGGTGCGTCGCAGAGATCGCCGTCGGCAAACTCTAGGCCTTCCGAATTCCAGCTCGGATCGTTTGCATCAGTTCCGGCGGTGGTTCCTAGCTGAGCATCGCGACCAAGACCCGAAGAGTCGCCGAGAACTTGACCGGCCCCCTCATCGAACACGTAGAGCGCTTGCAAGCCATCCGAAACCACGTCTACCGGCGTCTCGCCTTGAGGAATGACCTGGATCACGCCGAGCGTGATCGTAGCTCTCCCGTCATTCGTTTCGACGGCTGGAAACGAATCATCGGTAAAGCGTAGATTCGTGAAGGTGACCGGCGTCGAATCGATCGTGACGGTCAGATCGAACGTCTTATCGAAGGCCCCTTTCGCCGAGATCCAAAACGCCCGGATAACGGACACGTCGTAGCCCTTGAGGCTTGTCAGGGTCAAGGCCCATTCGTTCAACTCGGCATGATCGAGCCAACGCCGTTCCGTGTCATCGGCGAACCGTTGCGCCGTAACGCCGAAGTGAATCAGCCGTTCCGCCGGATAGCGGATTTCCGCGCCGCTCGAAAGTGTCGGGAAGCTTGCCATTATGCGCCCAAGAGTTGAGCCCGCAACTCAGGAATGATCGGATGATCGGTTTGCAGCGACGGCAACAAAGCATCGGCGATGTCCCGGCCCCGGTCAAGGATGCTCCTAGCATCGAGAGCGTTGATGTTCGCTTGCCGATTATCATTGATGATGATCGGGCGCGGGTTTCCGCGTGCGTCGAAATCGATTTCCGCGCCGGAAGTGTCGAAGGTGCGATTGAGCGCCGCCGGAGCGGTGAAGCTGTTCGCTTCGAGCGACGCCTCGACTTGCTCCCGGAACTTTTCGCCCCGGTTGCCGCCGCCGCCGAACAGCGATGAGACGAACGTAGCCACGGCCCCGCCGATCTGGAGAGCTTGACCGACGCCGGGCAAGACGTTAAACGCGCCGAGCGTGGTCCCGATCGCCGAAGCCGCCGAGCCGCCCACCGTGATCGCGCCGCGGACGCCGCCCTGTTTGATCCCTTCGCGAATCCCGAAGCCCGAAGCGGCAAGGGCGAACCCGGTCGAGAGGTTCCGACTCAGGGTTGAGAGTTTCTCACTGCCCTCTTTCGACGCCGCCGCCGCCTTATCGGCCGCATCGGCAGTCGATCGCGCCGCGTCCACAGCGGCCCCGGACGCCGGGCTTGGTCGAGCGTTCGCCGCAGAGCTTTCGATTGCTTGCCGGTTGTCTTTCGTGAGATCGCCGAGCCCCTTATCGACGCTGAACTTGATATCCTTCGACGCCTGAACGCTCCGCTCGATCGCGGCTTCGAGTAGAGGAGCGTTCACGATCGCGCCTTCGATGGTAGCCACCTGAGGCTGAGCCCCTTCCCGGATCTGTCCGACGCTGTTGTTTAGCTGAGACGCATCGCGGATGATCTCAGCCGCCGTTCCGCCCGCGAAGCCGCCGATCTGATTCAGCAGTCCCGGAAGTTCGCCGCCGAGGAAGCCGCCGCCGCTGCCAGCGTCCACCGACCCGACGACCTGACGCAAAGCCCGCTCGACATCGCGCAAGGCTTGTTCGTTTGAGCCGAGAGCATCGACCTGGAGCCGGATCGCGCGTTGCTCGGGATCTTGAGCAAAAGGCGTCCCCTGTAGCAGCCGCCCGAACAGATTCAGGTTGCCTTCATCGTCGGTCTGCCCCGGAAGCTGCAAACCCTCAAACCCGCCGCCCTGGATCGCCTTGAAGCCCTCAGTCGCGAGATTCGTTAGGATCTGCCGTTGCACAGTGCCGAGAAAGGTCTGTAGCACTTCCTGAACGCCTGAGAGGCCGCGTTGCTGTACGGCGTCAATCGTTCGCCCGAAAGCTTCGCGGAAGCTCTCTAGCTGCCGGTTCCGTTCCTCCGATACCGCCAGCTCGGCGTCGATCTGAACTTGCCGGATCTGGCTTGCTGCATCGAGTAGATTCGAGAGCCGTTCATTCTCAGTCGTCGAGAGCCGCTGGCGAAGAGCCAATTCGTCGAGAGCCGACTGAACCCGAATGTCGGCGATGGCCCGCGCCGCGTCCAACTCGCCGCCCGGCCCGGCGGAAAGCTCAGCCAAGCGTTCGCGAGCGGCTGTTTGCTGTTCGAGCGCCCGCAAAGCGGCGGCGTTCACAGCCTCGATCGCCTGAGCGCTTTGCGTCGTATTCGTGAAATCGAACCCGCCGAGTTGCTGACCCACGGATTGAGCGATTCGGCGCTGATCCTGAGCCTGACGCCTTAGCGCCGATTCGTCGATCTGCACCGGCTCGATCGATCGCTCTTTTAGATCTTGGTTCGCGGCAAACAGCGAGCGCCGGAAGTTCTCGGCTTGCCCGGCGGCTCGCTCTTGAGCCTTGGCGATCTCTCCGATCAGGCGTTCCGTCTCGGCGATGTCTTTCAGATCGAACGCCGCGCTGATGTCCGCCCGCGCCGCCCTGAGTTGAGACAGGAACGGCGCAACAGTCGCCGGATCAAACGTCTCGCGAATCTTCGCGATCTGATCCGGCGTGATGATGTCGCCGAACTGCTTACGGAGATCACCGATCAGGGCATCCGCCGAGAACTTCCGTTGAAGGTCGGCGATCTGTTTATCGACTTCCTGAACCGCCTTGGCCCGCTCGAAATTGAGCCGATCGAATCCGGTCCTCGATTCCGCTTCCTGAGCTACCCGAAGCGTCTCGGCTTGGCTTCGGATCGAGGCGGCGACTTTCTCGATCGCCGCCGCCGCCTGATTGGCGTTGGTCGATGCGCCTTCGATGCGTTTCTGAGCCGACTCGATCGCCTCTACATTCCGATTGAAGATATCGGCCTGAGTCAGATCCTCGATCCGACCGTTCACCAGTTGCGGACCGTTCCCCTCGATCGGCAACAGATCATCGGCGGACTTGCGGCGGTTGAACTCGGCTTGCGTGAGCTTGCCGATCTGTTCGACGAAGGGCTGTAGCGCTTTGTCGGCGAGCCCTCTCGGATCAAAACCGGCTTGGGTTAGCCGTTGCTGGCCTCTCGCCAAGTTGTCGATCTGGATCGGATCTTCGCCGCCCGGCCCGAAGGGCAATCGAGGCAACAGCCGATCGAGCGCCGAGTTGATACCGTTCAGAACGTCTAGATAAGCGGTCGCACCAGCTTTGGCGACGGGCTGAAACAGCTTGCCCGCCGTAGCGCTCACCTTCAATTGAGCCTGATCGAGTTGCGTAAGCGTATCGGCGATCGAGCCGACGCCCGCCGCCGCCTCTCCGCTAGCCCCACTCTGCCTCAGCAGAGCTTCGATCAGGGCGCGGCTACGCTGTTCAGCGGTCAGGCTTTCAGCGCTCGCGAGACCTAGGCTCTCCGCATACTTCCGATTCGCTTCGGTGCCATCGACGACGACGCCGATGTTATCGAGGATCAGCGAAGAGCCGCGCTTAATGCCGATCGTGAGCGATTCGATCGCCCGTTCCGTCGAAAGGCCTTCGCGAGCCGCGCCATCGAGCGCGATCTGAACAAGCCCGGCGACTTCGGCTTGTCGAGCTTGCGCCCGCGTCAAGTCCTGAATCGAGGTGAGCCGCTGGCGTTCGGTCAGGCCCAAGCTCGAAAGCGCCGACTCGGTAACCGCGATTTCCCGAGCCGTTACGCCGAACTGCTCGCGTAGAACGCCCTGATTGTCCCTGAGCTGTTCGATGCGAGCCGAAGCCTGTAGAGCCGCATCGGCAAATCGAACCAAGTCGCGAGCGCCCTCAGCCGCCCCCAAGGCGGCAAGGCTACCGCCGAGAAGAGCGCCGACGCCGCCGCCCGCCAAGAAACCGAGCCCCCCGGAAAGGATCTTGCCCGCATTCAGTTTAGGAAGACCAAGGCCCGCCGAAGCGGCCCTCTCGGTTCCGGTGCTTGTGAGTTGATTGCGCCGTAGACTGGTACGCGCCGCTTCGATCTTGCGGGCTTGCTCTTCGATGCGCTTGAGGTTCGCCAGCTCGCGAACGATGTCCCGCTCTCTCGCGATCAGTCCGGCTTCGAGGTTTTTCTCTTTCCCGAGAAGTCCGGCCCCAACACCGAACATCTGGTTAGCCCTGAGGCTACTCCGGCCGATCCGCTCGATCTGTTGCCGGACATCTTCGAGCTGACTTGCGGTGCTGACAGCCTCTCTACGGACTGCATCGAGTTTCGTCGGAGCGACTGTAGACAGGCTGTTAGTGAGCCCGCCCACAGCGCCCGACGCGCCGCGTACTGCGCGCTCCAAGTCATCGGCGTTACGCTTGGCGGTGTTGATCTCTCGATTGCCATCGCCGGTTACGTCGAATTCTACGTCGAAGCGTTCAGTTACACCCACGCTCTACCCCTTGCGGCTGACCCGGTGCCGAATTTCTTCAGCCGCGTCTCGCTCGCCTTGAATCACTACCAACGCATCGACCAGCCTTGCAGGCCATTTTCCGGGATCTGCATCCGGCCCGGAAACGACGCCGACGGCATCTTTGACCGCCTGCATCCTGAAAAACCTTTCCAGCAAGTCTATCGAGTCTTGAGTGATGAGCGAGACGGGACATTCCGCCGTCGCCAACTCTTCGATCTCGACAGGTTTCTGCTCGGCAGTTTCGTACCTCGGACTCCACCACGGTTTTAGATCCGCATTCCAGCGGGCCTCTAATTCTGGGTACTTGCGGCAGTTCCGCCCGTGGTAGTGTCCGAAGTGCCGACACTTCACGCAATCGAACCTTTCGTTTCGCCAGCCGCCGGTTCGACTGAAATGGTAGGCGACTCTGAGTTTTTTTCCTCATCCCCGAACAGACCGGCCAAGACCCGGACCCGGTTGTAGACGGCGGCGATCACGGGATCATCGGCGAATTCGACGAACTCATCGATCGTGCCCTGACGGGTTTCTTGACCTTCCTCGATCTCGAATCCCTCGATCGAAACGATCCCCTTCGTCATCCACTGATCGCGAATTTCCGCGTTAACGATGGTGATCTTGTTTGAGAGGTTCAGGAAGTGAACCCGCTCGCTCCCGGCGAGTCGCTTTCCGGCGAACTGTTCCCAGTCCGGCTCTACGTTTTCGCCGTGTTCTTTGTACCAGTCCCGAGCGAACTTGTCTGATTCGTTCCATCGATCCTGTAGGGGTTGCAATTCGTCCAAAATCGCAACAGAGCTTTGATTGAGGTCGGCGATCTCATCTTGCATCGCCATTCGTTCGCGATCCGACCAACGCCGGAGCGTGACGATCAAGCCGGGCGCTTCCGTCGTCTGAAATTTGTCTGCCGTTCTTTTGATTCTGTAAGCCATTCCGTTCACCTTCGCTGATGTTGTGGAAGAGGCCGCAAGGCGCGGCCCCCTCCGAAGCTACTAGCCTGCAAACATGGCTAGCTCATTGATCGAGCCCGCGTCGGCGGTTGCCTGACCCGAGAGATCGACGTTCATAGAGCGCTCGCCGTCGGAACGCTCATGCGGCGTGAATTCGACGTTCTCTAGGAACCACCCGAAGGCGTTGCCTTCGGTGTTGCCGCTCCTGATCCAAACATCGACGGGAGTCCCGGCGAGAGATTTCGCTTTCACATTGTTGATCGCGGTTCCGGTGGTTTCTTTCAGCGTGATCTCGATGCTGACGGTCCGATTATCGGCCTCGAAATCGGCCGGAAGATTGGAGTTCCAATCGTTTTCGTCCACCACCACGCCCGTATTGAACGTGACGACGACCCGGCTAACGGTGGACATGTTGATTCCGTCGATCACCAAAGCGCCGATCGTGCCTTGAATGATCCCACCGTTCGTGACCGGGCTCGATGGCTCGCTCGGAAACGAAGTCAGGCCCGCTTTCTCAGTGGTCGAAGCCGCCGCGAATCCGTTGTTCGACAGCGACCAACCGCCCACGCCCTCGGCTTCCAGCCGAAGTTGATCTTCGCCCATGACGAAGCGAACAACAGAGGGAATCAGATTGACGCCCGCTTGCTGTTCGGCGGAAGCGACGCCGACGAAATCCCACAGAGTCATGGGGACGCAAGCATCGGACAACTCCCACGCGATCGTGGATTTCTTCGCGGTGCCGCCCGAAACGTAGGTGACGGCAAAGACCGACCCGTACAAATCGAAGTTGTTCGCGTCGGAGACCACCACCCGCCAAAAGCCGTTGGCTTCGACGGTTCCGGTAACTGCCGAAACCCACACGTGATCGCCAGTGGTGAGCCCGTGAGAGGTTGCCGTGAGCCGGATCGCTCCCGAGCCATTGTCAGCAGCGCCCGTAATGGTAGCCGTTCCCGAGCCCGCCGAGAACGCCTGACCGAAAGCCGATTGCAGCAACGCGAAACAGTCCGGCGCGGTGCCGAGAACGCCGCTCGGATTCAGATCGAGATCGAGCGACCACGGCGCACGCCGACGGCCCGCCGTTCCGGCATTCCGCGAACGGGTTCCCGTCTTGTTTCGAGTCTCGATCCGGTCCCGCTGATTGCCGAGACGAAGCGAAGCGATGCGAACCGCATCAGTCGCCGCTACGTCTGCCGTCCCGGAAGTGTTGTTGATTACACCCGTCGCGCCCTGGATCTCCATGTACGCGAGCTGGTTAACGTTTGAAACGCGATTTCCTGCCACGTCTTAGCCCTCCTTCCCTACGTCTTTCGACGACTTGGGTAGCGGCGGTGCCGGTGCCGGTGCCGCCGGTTGCGACTGCACAGAGGGTTTCGCCGCCCTCTTTCCAGCCGCCGAGGCGACCAGTTCGTTATAGAGACCGGCAAGATTGCTCTTCCGGCTACTGAATGATTCGGGCGCGTCTTGATGCGAGGAAGGCTGATCGAACGCTTCGACGCCAACTTTCCCGCTGCCGGGCAATTGCACCTCACACCCCTTCCATTCCTTTTCCCAATCGGCATCAGGCACAGCAGGAACGCCGCCCCGCCGAAAAACGAAGCTGTCCGCTTCGGCATCGGTGAGCATGAATTTCTGACCATAGCGCCGAAAGCCGCCCTTCCCCGCGATGGCGGATCGGGTTCCGATGAATCGGTATGCTTTCTTTTCCATGAATCCTCTCTATCCTCTCAGGGGCTAAACAGGGATCGGGCCACACTCGAAAGTTGCTCGAAATCTGATGACATCGAGCCAATTGTGACCGTCGAAGCGAAGGGCCTCGAAATTTGCAGCATAGCTATTCGAGAACGTGATCTCATCGTCGCCCCAGCTCCGATCGTCGATGTCCCCGAATATCGTCATGAGAGCCGCCGAAACGGTAGCTTTCACGATCTCTTGTTCGTCGGGCGGTTGCTGCCTTCCGTCCGTCAAAAACACGTCTACCCCTACGGTGATCTCCCCGAAGAACGTCTGAGACTTGATCCGATTCGTCGCTCTTAGGGCCTCTAAAAAAAGCGTCATCTGAGGGAAGATGTGACGCCCCGATTTCATCACACCCTCAGCCGACAAGCGAGCCCGGAAGAAGTTCCCCGATCCCGCGTCGAAGTTGATATCGGTCCCGAAGGTGACGCCGTTCGCGTCGCCGAGCTGTTCGACGATCGGGTTATAGCCGTTGGTCGGATCGGAGAGGCGATCATACACCCCGTCTAGGAGTGCTTTCGGTGTGTTGATGAGTTCGCGCGCCATATCTCACAGCCTGTTTTGACGGATTCGGACCCGCCTCAAAAGTTCGTCGATCATGCTCTTCGAGTCGCCGCGCCCAATGCCGAAAAAGTCGCGTCTCGGGAGGTTTCCGCGCCCCTCGGCATGAGCGAGAGCCTGACCTACGATCTCTCCGAAAAAGCCTAGCAGAACGGCGCTCGCCTTCGTGGATACGGACTTGCTCGGCGCGGGCGATTCGCGCGGCTTCACAGCCGTTCCCGATCCCTGTAGCTTTACGACAAGCTGTTGCATCATGTGCGGGGCTCGATGGCCGAACAGATCGACCGCCGACCGGCCTAGAATGTTGAACTTGAAATCCTTGTAGCTCGCCGCCTTGAGATAGCCGCCCGGCGTAATGCCGCCGATGGGAGTGACGCCGCCTTTCTTCCGATCCGGGTTGATGCGCCGGAACGGCCCCTGATAGATCTCCCGGATTCGATCGAGCCCCGGATTCGAGCCGCCCGCCGTCTTGACCTTCAACCGATCGGCCGCTTTTTCCGCCTTGCTCTTGACCTTGCGGGCCTTTCCAAGAATCGAGGTTGAGATCCCGACCTTGCGAGCGAACCGCTTAGCCGCCGAGACTTTCTGTTTCGTGGTGCGCCGCCCGCTCTTCGCGCCAATATCGACGTAAATCGGCCCCGTCGTCGAATAGTCGGCGAACGGTGCGCCATCCTTATCGATCCCTGATCCGGTGCGTTCCAGCGTGCGCGATTGAAGCAAAACAGCCATCGCCGTTAGATCGCTCTGCGTTGGCCGGAACGCCGTCAGGCGCTCGACAATCACTTTCGAAGGCGCTCCCCTACGGTTTCGGATCACAAGTGGCATCGTTCAACTTCGATCACTACTCGCTCGCGTCGATCTCGAATGAGCGGCGTCAGGACGTGCTCGCCGTTCATCGCTTCGGCCCGGTCGTCTTCTATCATGTTTGCCGCCGCCATGCAATCGAGAACCGTTGTGTACAGGTTATCGCGATCCTTGCGTGGTGACCAGAAACGAAAGGTGATCCGTTCGTTCCGAACCATAGGACGCTTGCCCCAAGCCGCGATGATCCGCCACGTGATCGCGTCCACTTCGGCCCGCGCCTGAGCTGGCAAGCCGACGCCGCCGCGCCGCTTCCCCCACTGGTTTTTCTTCGACGGGATCGGACCTTCGATTTCAATGCTGATTGTAGTTGACATGGTGTACCACGTTTGCTATACTATATATAGAGAGGCAAAACAGAATGACCGAAACCAAAACCTTCCCCCTACAACTCACTTCCGCCAAATACCGGCTCTGCACTTGGGAGGATAACGGATATCACGATAGCGACTTCTACGCCGCGTTCTTCGATGAGACGACCGGGACGTTCGGAAAGAAGCTGACCGGCTCGACACGCTTCGCCGGATGGGCGAAGGGCTACATCGACTCAACTCCCCTATGTGATCCGACGGTCGAGATCGTCGAAAAAGCGGTCGCTGCCTTCGCCGACTACATTTTCGGCACGATCCGGGAAGCCGAGCATAACGACACTTTCGAGCCGCAGAACGCCGAGATCGGAACCGAGTTGAGGCTGATCCGCAACGCCAAGCATAAGGGCGAAAGCTACCCGAAGGGAACGCGAGGGCGCGTGTTCTGGATCGGGGCTCATGGGCACTTCTACCGCAAGGGCTACAACACGCCGGACCGCTCAAACCGCCGAGTCGGTCTAGAACTCTCGGACGGCCGGAAAGCGTTCTTCGCCCTGAGCGCTTGCCGCCTCGATCGTGAGCCGATGGGAGACGCCGAACTTCGCCAACGCGCCAACCGGCTAGCTCAAGACTGCAAATTCGGCGCGGCAGTCGGAATGAAAGCTTGGGAGAGCACGAACGAAGCCCGCGCGATCTGGCACGCTCACCTCAAAGAGCAAGCCGGGATTCCCGCCGATCACCATATCGGTAACGCACTCGACAAGCTCGGATACTACGCGGAGGTTGCCTAAGCCATGCCTGAACCGACGATCTATATCAACGGCGAGCGCCTGACCGAAGGCGAAGCCATGACGGTTCGCGTCGCGATCGAGAACTTCGCGGGCGATCTCATGGACGGGCTCGGCGACGATGAGCACGGCCTAAAAATGACGGCTCTCTATCAGCAGGCGATCGAGTCGATTCGGCTCGCGATGCGGACCGAATAGGGGCGGTTTTCTTTGCCTGATTGTTGACTATATCGTAGTCTGTATGCTATACTATATATAGAGAGGGAAAGAAAACCATGACCACCAAAACCATCCGCTTCAACAAGTATCACGTGACCGACGGAACCAACAAAGCCCGCGTTCACTACTCGCTCGACAACCGGACCGATCGGCAACGCTGCGTCACGATCTACGCCAAAGACTACGACCGGACCCTCGGCAAGATCTACGCCGAGGCCCGCGCCCGCGTCGAGCCCTGGGCTCGCTGCTAAGCCTTACCGCGCCGGGGGCGGTGCTTGTCTTTCGAGCGCCGCGTCAGGATGCGGCCGTTCCGAGTCGCCACGATCCAAACGTGCCGACAGTTGAACCCGCCCGCCGCAAGAAAGACCGGGCCGAGCTTGCTCCGATTGTCGAGATCGTTGATCTCAGCCTCGGTTCGCGGGCGGTTAGCGTGCAACACCTCGCGACAAAATGGCCGGTTGAGCTTGTCCTTAGGGCCATTGAAAACATACAGCAACTCTTCGCCTTCGTCGAAACCTTCCTGAACCGAGTCGAAAGCGGCTTTGTTCACGTTCCGAAAAAACGATGAGAACGTCGTAGCGGCGAGCGCCGAGACGTGAGGCTGTAGCCGTCCCGCCGTGGTCGCAATCGCCTCAAGATACGTCTCGAATCGAACCGCGCCGACCGTCGCGAGCGTCTGCTCGACCATGAGCCCGGCGACGCGAGCCGCCTCGGTTTCCAGTGTCCTTTGAGCGTTGATCGTGAGCGAGCCGAAGAACCGATTCTGATCTGGCCCGAAGGTCGGAACCGGGAGAGGCGTCACTAAGGTTTTGTTGATCTCGCCGAAGATCTCGGGAATGAACTTGAGCTGACGCGGGAACTGACGGGCGAAGCCTTGGACCGTGGTCGTATAGCCAAGCTCGCGAAGATGCTTCAAAAAGATCTTGTCTGCTTGGCGTAGAACTACCTGATTCGCCGCCGTGGGAGCGATCAGAGCGCCCTGAGCGCCTTGCGTGAGGGTTAGACGCTCCCGGATCTCGTTAGAAGCCCTGACGGACGCGCGAAGGGCTAGAACCCGAATCCGAGAGTCGAAGCGCTCGATCAGTGAATCGGCGAAGTCGTCATGACGTTTGAGAACCTGAGCGACCGACACGGCTCGATTATCGCATCGGCTCTACGATTTCG